TTTTGCTGTGAAACGCCATTGAAAAACGCTGGATAAACTTTGTTAATCTTAGGCATTCATTGCTCCTAAATAACTGGTGTGGGATTAGTTCCACGATCAATAAGTCTTGTCCCACGAATCAAATTAAATTTAGATTGCTTAAGTTGCTCACGCTCTAATTTAATACGTTGGATATTAATTTTATTCTCTAGTTCCCGTTGTGTAGTCTCATCACCATTCAAGTAAACATGAAGGTGTTTAGCAGCTACAAGTACCATATAGGTACGAAAGATATCTGGGATGTTGTCGAAGGTTATTTCAAGGCGAGTTACTAATTCTACAGCCTCTGTAAATACGCTGGACAATGTAGTTTTATCATAAAGGTCGCCACCTTCTTTAAAGTACTCAGTGCTCTCAAAAGCAATTACGTTATTTGGGAGTGTGATTCTACCTTCTGTATTAGGTACGAAGGTAACTGTAAAAGTATTAAACCAAAATTTATTCTCTTGCTCTTCACGCAGAGTTTCTGCTAGAATAGTACGAGCTAAAACAGCTTCATGGCCTTCTGGTAGACTGTCAATAGTAACATCTGATGGGATAGGAAGTTCCCCGATGTAACGGAGCATCCTATTAATTGCGTCGATTTCTGTCATGTTAGATTCCTTATCTATGTATAGGGATACCCATATGCCTACAGTATTCCTATACATAGACGGTACTCCCCCTCTTGCGAGGGAGAGCCCTGTGGGTAGATTAAACGACTGTGCCGCCTGTGATTACGCAAGAACAAGCTGGCTTCAATACGCCCATACCATACGAGTAGTATGTGGTCATCAAAGTAGCAAGCTGCTCTGGGATGTAGTTTACTTCAGAAGTAACGTCCATCAATTTAGCAACAGCAACAGCCTCAGAAGTGAAGATCAAGGCTTTCAGTTTCTTGTTAGTACCACCAACACTTACTGTTGAATCTACTGGTAGGTAGTTCGATTTGTAAATGCGGATACCAGCAACTTCCATAACAGTGCCTTTATCCAAGCCACCATTAGTACCAGCTGTTATGTCTTTGTTAACAGCATCAGATTGTGCCAAGTAAGAATAGATACGAGGAGTTACAACTAGGTACTTCTCACCCGATACATCTTTTTCTTCCATAGCAGATACAGCTTCAAACACTGCTTCAATCAAAGCATCGCCTTTAGCTTTAGGAGTAGCGCCAGAATCGATAGCATCATTGTTAACTTCTGTACCGTCAGCTTGAACAGCCGAACCACCAATGGTTCCCGAAGTTTGCGAAGCTGTTACCAACAGAGCAGCAACTGCTTTGTCGATTTTAACAGCCAAAGCTTCACCAGCTTGTTTAGCTAGTTCACCGCGAGTTTCGAAGTGTAGAACTTTCTCTTCGAATTTATCAACAGCCAAAGCATAATACTCAAGAGCATCGATGTTGATGATACGCTCTTTAACAGGGATAGTGCTCATGGTGAGCTCAGTTCCTGGGACGTGCGTATTGGTGTTAGCGTCCGAAGATTGTCCGATAACTGGGATAGAGATAGAAGAACCGCTGTCGATTGACTTTGTAGTTACAAGATCAAGGAAAACCTGCTTACGGTCAAATGCAGTCAAGACTGAGCCGTAATAGATTTGTAGAGCGTTGTCCATATCAGTAGGAAGACCGCGAGTTCCCGCGTTGCTGCCGATGTTATTTACGAGTAGTGCCATTTTAAATTACCTTAAATGTTTGATTTAGTTTGTATTTTGTAATCATTGCTATGTTTATTAGTTATCTTTAAGTTATCCGTTTTGTTCAGAACGCATCATCGAAAACGGGCCTACAGAATACTCATAAATACAAGCATAAAGGTTACTAGGGTTTTTAAGTGTCTTACAGATACTGTACACATATCTACAATACAACTTAGCTAAGTTGTCTACCTTTAATAGTATTGGGGATGGAGGGAAACACCAAAGGAGACAAAACGTGAATCCCCCCAATTCTTAAAGAATACCTCTTTTACGGGCAGCAAGATAGCGTTGGTCTACCATATTGGTATACTTAGCATCTTTCCCATAGAGGCGGTCAGTCTGTGCTCGTTGCCACTCATTCTTATCACCATAAGGCTGGACACCGCTTGAAGCGGCTGTTCCTTCTAACCTACGAGGTGCAGCTTGTGATGGCACAGTCTGTTCTTTTTTAAACTTCATGTATTCAAGATTACGGAGTATTTTCTCCTGATTCATCGAATCGACTGAATCGTTGTAATCCTTAATAATATCTGAGGGCAAGTTTTCAGATGCCCAATTAATAATAGAAGTATATTCCTCTTGACCACCAACAGAGGAGTAAACACTCTCTCGCATATTATTGGCATATGATTGTTGGCCTTGAATATACTGGTCAACCTGTTGCTTAGTGAACCCCATCTTTTCGAGGTCGCCGTAAGACTTATCAGAAAGACTACCATTATCAACAAATTCTTGTTCATACTTTGCAACCTGTAGATTAGCAGCTGCCTCTGTAGGCGCTTCCTCTACTTTATCTGCTGGTTTGTCGGTAGATTCTTCTTTAGGTTTACCTAGCTTGCTTTCGAGTTCTTTGTAAGCCTTCAAGAGTTCTTCTTGTGACTTGAACTTACCAGCAATTAAGTCTTCTTTCTGTGTGCCGTCATCGTTGTAGCCATCAGGCATACCCGCAGCTTTCTCATCGCTTGTCTTTTGTGACTCACGATAGCGTTGGATAGCCTCTTGCTCTACACGCTCACGATCAGAAAGTTGTGGTTGCCCAGAAACATCAGCTTCTTGAGCAACTTCACCTTCTACTTGTGGTGCATTTTCATCCATACTTATTCATCCTTTGGTAAGGATTGCTTCTTAGCTGGTGAAGCGATTTGAGGGGTCATATCGACGCTATTAGGGTATCCCCTTAAAGCTTCCTCTTCCTTATCCCGTAGGTAGTAGTCTGCATCCGTAATAGTATTAGGATTCTTTTTTTTCATACCAGCTTGTTTAAGCTCGTAGAGAGATTGTGTTTTAGCCATTTAATTCTCCTTTAGAATATTTAGCCTTGTTGAACGACTTGTTGACCAGCAGCAGCACCAGCTGATTGAGCCATACTACCAGCGCCTTGCTGTAGTAATGCTTGCTGTTGTGCGGCTTGCTGTTCCTGTTGGATTTGCTCATCTGACTTAATGAGGTCAGAGGTATCAAGACCCAAACTATTAGCAATTTTAGCAATATACACACCAACATTTAGTCGGCTAAGTATAATCTCTGGGCTTCCCAACTCTTGAATTAGTTGGTTAAACTGTCTGATTTTGTCAAGTTCTACATTCCGACCTAGAGCTTCAACACCTGTTACGATTACTAACTCAATACCTAAAGAGGACAAGTCAACTTTGGTCTGGGCTAGTAGTTGGTAAGCTAGTGGGCGCTGTAGTTCAAGAGATAGGATTGAGTATACACCACCAAGGCTCTTTTCGAGGTCTGCTGCCATGTAACGGATTTCGGTAGCAGTTGTACGCTCAGAGTCACGGGTGGCACTTGAGGCCGCTAGGAAGGCTTGCTCTAGCCTACGGGTGAGCTCTTGTACCATATCCATAGGAACACGAAGGTCAGAGCCTTTGTCAACACGAAGGGTGGTGATATCTTGCTCTAAGTCACCTAGGATACATACGCCATTCTCAGCACCATTGATATCATCAACATCGACTGTAGAACCAGCACGTTTACCAAAGATAACACGGGCCATCACAGACGAGGCTTCTAGGAGTAGTTGGTAGAGAGCCTCAAGGGAACGGAAGTCACCTAGATATTGTTCGACCAAACCACGACCATAGCTTTCACCATTGATTGAAGTCCAGCGTAGGGGGATGAATGGTAGTTCGTTAGGATTGCCGTAGCTTACATCTGAGCCTTCTACAAGGATACCTTCAACTTCTTGGAATTCGTACCAGATACCTAGCTTTTTAATAGCACGGGTGTAGATAGTAGCCCTAGTTGAATCTTGGATCGTAGGGTCATTCTCAATCTGCTGTAGAATATCCTCTGGTAGTGTGTCTTTTGTTACTTCCTCTTTGCAGATAATCTCAATCGGATTACCACTAAAGTCACGGGAGATAACATAGTTTGCTAGTTTATAGCTTTTAAGTCCTGTCTGCGTTTTGTATAGCAGAGCATTACCAGAGATAATAAGGGATTTGATAGATTCGAATATAGGCACCCGCAGGGCCTCACGTTCGATCTGCTTCATAATCTCTTGCTCAAGGGTCACTAGACTTTTCTCTAGTTGATCTTTGCCACCTTGCTGTTGTTGTTGTGCAAGCTGGATAACTTCTGGGTCTGGTAACAGACGGAAGAAGCTGGTGTTAGGTGGTAGTAGTGTAAGAAGTAATTTACTTGCTAGATTGTGAACAAGTCTACTGCCAACAGCCTGATAGGGAGTGTCTAAATCATCTGATTCTGTGTGACCACTATCTGTTACTACAGATGGGATCGTCAGTTTAGAGCACTCTCTAGCTCTGTCAAGTACAGAAGTCCTATCTGCATCTAGTTTTGAAAACTTCTCACGCGAAGGGGAATGCTTAACTAAAAGCTCCTCTACGGTAAAAGTTTGTTCCGCCATTGTTATACCTTAATCTAATTCTAACCAATTTACTGACCATGCTAGGTCGCAAGTAGTTGCTGCTATATCTGTTGTCGCAACGATAGCAAAAATATTACCAACAAAAAGACTTAATCCTAAGTCTATAGCATCTTCAATATCCGTTGGAGAAGAAGATGGTTGATTACCTTGTGAGTGAGCAGCACTAATATAGCTAGTTAAAGCCACTTTACCATTTGACACAGTACCAGTTTGGTTTATTTCTAATTCACTTCCTACAACACTACTCCATGTACCACCAGTAACTATTGGATTAGAAACAAGTTGAATTGTTACAGGTGTGCTTGCTGAAGCATTT